CACCTGGAATATCATCAGTCGTATATAGTATACTATCGTACTGATTGTGGGTGTCTCTATCTTCAAACCAACAGTAGTTAGATTTGGAAATATGAATTTGTTTCAACATATCCTTGTTGTTTAAGTAGTTCTGTCTTCTTGCCATTTGTTATTTCTCCTAAAGTAATACAATTATAACACATCTAGTATACTAAAGTCAACTACTTTATACTCAATATGCGTAAATACTACTATATTCTAAAACTTCGAACATTATAGGACGATAAATACTGTTATAATTTTAGGAGATAACTCATGGCAACCCCATATATGACAAAACAACCAGTGCGTTTGGAAGATCCAAGTCGCAGATTTGATAATACTTTGAATCCAGAGTACGAGTCATTTGAAGATTCTGGTGGCTACGGTGTACGAACAAAAAACTTGCCCACTATACTTAATTTTCCGTTTACTCCTACGATATCTGTCATTCAGAGTGCAAACTATTCGTCATACGACTTGACTCATACAAACTTTCAACAACGTGCGTTTGATAGTTCTACTAACATGGACCTTAACCTAACAGCGCCAATGCTTGTAAGAAATGAAGAAGAGGCAGCATATGTATACAATGCTTCATTATTTCTTAGAAGTGCAATGAAAATGACATTTGGTCAAGATAGAGATCCTGGTATGCCACCACCAGTGTTACGATTTTATTCACATGGTATATATGAAAATGTACCTTGTGTTATTCGTGACTTTACGTGGAACTTAGACTCTGATATAGATTATATCGAGACCCGAGATTCTGGCATGAGAATACCAGTACAGAATATGTTTGTTCTGTCACTATCAACTACTTATTCGCCTGAGAACGTAAGAGAAAACTTCAGTGTTGAAGATTATCTAAAAGGCAAGTTAAGGAGTGAAGGGTATGTATAAAGCGAACTCGCCATGGAATAGAACTCCCATAATCAATGATACGATATTAGATATATTGAGAAAACGATTCATCTACAAAGATCCATATGATGAAGAGTATATTATACCTCAGCGTTTTGATGAACGTCCAGATTTATGTAGTTATGAAATGTACGGTACTGCAAAGTATTGGTGGATATTTGCTCAGAGAAATCCGGATATCATAGTAGATCCAATTAGAGGATTTATAACGGGAACTGTCATTAGAATTCCGAGCAAAGATAATATTAGTAAAATGGTGTAAATAAATGAATAATTCTCGTCCAAACAGTTTAGGTGATATAGTAGACCAACATGCACTTGAAGGCAAGTTTATTGGTAATCCACTTGATGCATATGAAAATTATACGTATAACTTAGAGTTGTTTGTAGTTGATAGGGCTGCAGACCGTAATTTTCAGTTACAAGAAGGATTCATGATGAAAGATATTGTCAATGATAAATGGCCAGGGCCAAATGACAATAGTATTACAATTGCAAAGACTGGAGTTACTACTGAATTTAATTTAACAGACGTAGATATAGTAAGTAAAGGTGTTGGAAATTCAACAAATAGTAAAATTGCAGGCACAGGAATAGAGATAGGTCTCAGTATTACCCAAATTGGCGAAACAAGTTTAGTTGATAATATGCAAAATGCATTTGTATTATGTGGATATCCCGGCATCAATGGTAATAATTTTTATATTAAAATTAATTTCGTAGGATATGATATCAAAGGCAATGCAATGTCTATTCCTAACAGTACGAAAGTTATACCATTTACGAATACTTCATGGGCAGATATGCAAAGTGAAACAGATGCGAAAGGGACAACGACTCGCCTTAATGGTATAATTCCCGGTGACGAAGTAGTATCGGGCAAAGCACTGAGTGTGACTGACACTGGATTTACGTATCTAATAGGAAAAACACTAGGTCAAACATTAACCAATTTTATGGATGCACTGAATAAGAGTAATAGAGTGAATCATCCAACTCTCTCAGACAATCTACAAAATACTTACAAATTCACCCGCTCAACAGAATTCGAAAACAAATATCTTAATACTACTATGGTGAACAATACAATGAATTGGACAGGTGTTCAAAACATGGTTCAGTCTGGACCGCCTGGTGGCGCACAGTTCGTAGGAACAGTTACTCCCCAAATGAGCATATACGATATAATAATAGAAATATGTCTTAATTCAGAAGAAATGAAGAAAGAATTAGTTAAAGATAAAGACTTCTTTACTGATTCACTAAAAGTATCTCCGTATTTGGTTAACAAAGTGAATGGTTATAATCCAGTAACAGCAACCAATACATTTGATGTAGAGTTTTATATAGACTACGAACCAGCAATCATAGTTCAAAACCCATCAAACCAAGCAGAACAGTCACTAGCAAGTAAAAAAATAATAGACGAATATTTTAAAAGTGAACGTGTTAATAAGATATACAATTATTTGTTTACTGGAAAAAATGATCAGATACTAGATTTTACTATTTCATTAGACAAGATGTTAGCGAAAGTATATACATCCCCGAGTGATTCATACAGATTAGAGCATTTTCTAAGAACGGACATCATGGAAGGAAAATATCTAAGTGATGAACAGAAAGCGTTTATCACCGAGATTGAGGCAGATCTAAAAGTAATGACTGATAAAAATACGGTAACGGCTGCTATTACTGAATCCGCTCTAGAATCCCAAACTGAAGGACAAAGTAGAGTAAGAAATGCTATAGCGATACAACTGGCAGCATTAGAGGGAAAGAAAGCATCTGCCATGCCTCCACAACTTCAAAAAGACGTATATGCTGGCAAAAGTTTCGATGACTTTATGACTATGCTAGATAATGGAGAACACAAGGATTTATACACCCCCGAAATGGTAGAGCAAATGGATGCACTAGATTTGGCGTATAAAAATGCTATTGCCGCAGGATTAAAAGGTGAAAAGCAAAAATCAAAAATAGATAAACTAAGATCTAGATACATCTCTGACGCATACGCATCTGCCCTAAGTGCATCGTTGCCAACCCCGGTAGAAACTAAACAAGCATTTCAAGACTTAAAACTTCGTACAAGAACTAATAAATATAATCCGAGACAGATAGTACTAGCGGAAGAAATAGATAATGATATAATATCTAAGTTATCTCCTGGTGACTACCAAGTTATACTTAGATCTCACGCTAATAATCCTATTGAATTTAAGACAATGATTAATGATATTGTCAATCCCCAAAAGACTAAAACAATAAAATCAACTAGCCCAGAGGATGTCGATCTGGCTAGAGCAAAATATTATGAATCAAAGGGCATGGATGTAAGTATGGTTAATGCCTCGATGACTATTAAAGGTGATCCTTTTTGGCTCGAAGGGTATATGCCACCATCAAAAGCCAAGTTGCGATTTAAAGATAAAGGTGCATTATTAATTGAAAATAATCAATCGACTATAAATGGATTTCAGAACTGTGTTGTCGTATCTGGAGTATCTGATGGAGTTGATATGTATGATAACGTACTTACAAGAAATCTTATTACATATTTGTATCAAGTTGAATCTATTACTAGTTCGTTCAGTGCAGGAAGATTTACTCAAACACTAACGATGATAAGAAATGTTGGCGCAGAGCATATGGTTGATAGTTTGATACAAGACGGACAATACATTCCAGAATTAGCCGCTGAAGTGATTGCTGTTGATAATGGTCTTTTAGTGTATGAAAATGAGCCTCCAATTTCTACAACGTTTGTTGCACCTGATAAAGCAACCACGTCTGAGACTACTCTTGAGCGTGGAGTATATATTACGAAAGACGGCTATGGAAATATAATTGGAACGGCAATGCGAGAAATAGTTATAGACGCTGACGCAATTCATACTGGTGGTCCACCAAGCGTCTTGAACAGCAATCCGCACTATATCGGCTCACTAGCAGACCAACATGGCATGGGTGTCTTGGTAACACAAGAAATGCTAATGAATGATTCCGAAAAAGCAATCGCTAAACGCAAGGCGGCAGAGGCAAAAGAACAAGAATTATTTGAAGACCGCATGAAAGACGCCATGAAAGAATATCGGGCATGGAAGGCAGTTCCTGTAAAACCAGAAATTACTCCTGTCGGTGAAGAATTAGTAAAAATGGCAGATGAAGCCGCAGTAGTTACTGAAACTACTGAAATATTACACGAAGCCACAGAAGTTGGCGTAACCGAACTCCCAAGTGGACCAGGGGTAAGACAAGCAAATGCTGGTATATACTTAAATAGTCTACCTGGATTGACACGAGCATGTAGGGCTGAACAAGCAAGAGGTGAAATACCTTTTGTAACTTGTGATGCTATTGCGTCAACTAATGCCAAGACTCTAGCCATATTTGAAACTACTCCTGGAGTACCTCCAACAATAGCAGAGATAGAAGCAAATTTAAATGCCAAGATTGCATCAGGCAAAACTTTTTCAGAGTTAGAAATCGCACAGTTTCAAATTGCCGCAGGCGGAGTACTAACTATTGATGGACATGATTCCGAGAAACAGAAAAAAAGAATAGAAAGAATTGTTAGAAAAAAATCATTGGCAAAAACACCAGAGATTATTCTCGAAGAACAAAAAAATGACGTTTCGGCATCTGATGTTAGTAGTTTAGAAATGGGCGCAGTAGTAGACAATCTGATATTAGATGAGACAATACCTCTTGTCGCTATTGCATCAGAACCATTAGAAGTTAATGTTGTACCTACCCCACCTATGACCGAAGCAGAATTTGAAGCAAAGCATGCCGCTATAGTTGCCGACCCAAATTGTGTCGGGGCATGCCGAAGTGCAAAAATAATGTTACTCGGCAGAGAATGGCAAGAGGAGGGAGTTAAGAAGCAGTATTATCTGGATAGAGCAAATGAAGCCATTATTAACAAGGCTAAGGCTGAAAGCGAAAGCACCAGTTGGTTTAGTAACCTAAAGGACAGAACACTTTCGATTATAGGTTTTGGTCCAGATACATATACTACAGATGAACACGCAGACAGAATAGTGTTAAGTGAAGGTATCAATAATATTCTGGATAAAAATGTATTAACGGCTGATGAAGTAGTTAGAAAAGAAGCATTGATTCGTTCAGCAGTAGATGTACTAGATAATGAAATAATAGAAAATGATCTAATTATTCCTGAGGTTGAACGAGATGCAACGGTGGGTGCGATAGTAACAATCATCTCTAATGAAGCCGCGTTACAATCATTAAAAGATTCAGATTACGCTACAGTCAAGACTTATGAAACTGGTATTAATCAAATAGTTACAACTGCACAGACTGGGCACCGAGCCGATTTGACAAATGCTGCCAACATAGGCATGATACAGGGAGAAATAGCATTAGCAAGTATAAAACACGATGCGTTATCTACTAAGTCATATTATTTTGATCCTCAACAGGAACTCGATGTTATAGTAGAGTTAGAAGAACTTGAAACAGATCTTGCTATACAAATACTGGCTCAGCCAGACGATGTTATTACTAAAGTTGCAACTATAAAGTCTGCAGGCGCTGATACTTATGTTACCGTTGCAACTCCAATAGAACCAGTCGATGTGACCAAACAACCAGTTGTGTTTAAAACAACAGGACAACCAATGAATACATATGACATTCTTTTACCAGGAACTCTGAGAGAAAAATTAGATGCTGTTGGCGGTGATACGTCAATGTTAAGTCAACATGCAGAAGCCCAAAAGATATATAAGTTAATTATGAACACTGACGGCGTAGCAATGAAAGTTGTGACCGATGAGGCTGGTCAGAAAGTAAAGATTAAAGATTGGCAGCAGGTTGGTGTGATAACATACTTAGATGCAAATGGCGACTCACAGTCTTTTGATCCTGTTCAAAAATTTAGTTTACAAACGGGCTCCACAATTAATGATATGTACCCACTCGTTGAGAATGATTACAGTACCATAAAAAATGGAATCGCTGACTTATTTCCTAATATATCTACAACAGGCAATGTTTACTCAAAAGGAAATATACAAACCCGAGATGAAAATGGTGGATTAGTGATAAATGTAAATCCTAATAAATTCATAGTCGACCCAACTCCATAATAAGAGGAATAATTAATGGCAATACAACGTTCAAAATTAGGAAGCGTACTCAACAGAGAAACAAAACATCGCGAGTCGCCGATTACAAGTGCATTAGGAAAAGGCATATATAGGGCTGTTGTAGTTCTTAGCCATCCAACCACCGGCGAAAAGTATATTGATCCAACTGGGCGTGGCAGACTTGCCGCGTATATTCCAACTCTGGCTGGAACAGCCATTGAGCCACTATTCTTTCAACATGCGTCTGCGGCTGGTGCATTTGCTACACCTGTTAAGCAGGGAACAGTAATTTGTGTTTTCTTCGGCGAAGGCGGACAAGCATCTGAGGGATATTGGTTTGCAGTTACACACGATGTTCCTGACATAGTAAGTGGAGGCGCTGCCAATGTAGCAAAAGATGACGGTACTGGACAAGGAACAGGACTCTTCACCGATGTTCCTGCGGGCAAAACACCATCAAAGTCAATTGGCGAAATGCTTCACCCACCAGTAGAACAAGACAATGATGCGAGAAATGAAAATGTAGCGAAGCAAGGAACATACAGTGATGGATTAAGGGGATCATCTACTGCTTCTCCTTACAGAGATGCAACTTATGAGACTCCACAACTGCCAAAAGTTACTGGATTTAAAACTCCTGGTGGCTCTGCTCTTACATTTGATGATGGTAGTATTAGTGATAATGGTACTATTCATCCTGAACAAATAAGAATAACAACTGCCTCGGGCGCTGCCGTCGTATTAGATGGTGGTAATGATTTCATTTACGTTGTGAATAGTAGTGGCTCTGGATGGGTAGAGATAGGAGCGAATGGCGAAGTCATGGTCTACGCAGAGGGCTCACTGAGTATGAGAACAGAAAAAGACTTCAATCTTCGTGCTGATAAAAATATAAACATAGAAGCAGGTGAAAATATAAACATGAGAAGTGTTAAGAACACTAAGATTAATGCTACTGAAGAATTACATTTACGAAGCAAAGGAAATCAGTTCATACAAAGTGAAGCAGGAATGAATATCGATGTCGGAGTAAATTGCTTAGTGACAACTGGTGGTATATTACATTTGAATGGACCAATTGCACAAAAGTCAGAACTCATTTTAGTTGGCCCAATGGCTGATATGCAAAATTCTGAAAATACTGAAATTAAAGAAACAATTGTGACAGCAATGCCAACGCACGAGCCGTGCATCAGACCACAGTCAAAAGAATTGACGACAAGTAATTTTGCATATGCATCTGCTAGTGAAGAAGGACTAAAAAACTCGGGAATCAAAAAATGATATACGATAAACGAAAAGGCTCATTATTAAATTACATACAGTTGCCGTTGCACGTAATAACCCCAACTGGTACGTACTTAGGAACGGGATACCACTTAGATGACAAGCCAACTTACATACTCTCTCACGTGAAAGTGAACTTAGAGAGTGTTAATACACTGGTGTTTTCATCAATGAGCAAAGATGCTATAACATTGAACAACAAGCCAACACTTGATATTACTGATAGTATAGTTGGTTATAAGTATAAAGTGTCTAACACTGAAACGAATTATGGATATATAACTGTTGCGAGTACTCGCATAGATATCGCATCTAAGAAGATAACAAAGGAAGCGGCTGAATTTATTTTAGAAAAACAATTACGAAACATTGGTAACATACTTGAGAAGTTTATCAAAGTAAAAATAGCACAACCACAATATGATGCACTGTTATATCACTTTTATAATGAAGGCACGAGTACTATAGAAAATAGTCCAGTGATTGCTCTTATAAATTCGGGCGATTGGTATGCTGTAACTGATGAAATTCAATCGGATATAAAAAAGAGTAATGGCACGATAGATGAACGATTGGCTCAACAGAAAATAAAAACTGCAAAGATGTTCAGTTACGTGCCAGGTTTTTCTTAACGAGTTACTAAAACTTTATCTGCTAACCCATAAGCAACAGTTTCTTCTGCTGACATGAAGTTATCACGTTCCATCGCTTCAGTCAACTCATCAAATGTTTTTCCAGCAGAATTATGATTCACGTAGATTTGAGTCAATCTTTCTTTAAGTTTCATCATTTCATCAACTTGAATCTTCATATCAGTTGCTTGCCCACCTGCACCACCGCTTGGTTGATGTATCATTGTACGAGCATTTGGCAACACGTGTCGTTTTCCTTTCGCACCTGCTTGAGCAAGTAACGAACCCATAGAACATGCTTGCCCCATTACAGTAGTTGCAACATCAGAACCGATAAATTGCATCGTATCATAAATTGCCATACCGGATGTGACTGCTCCTCCTGGAGAATTGATATAAAAATGAATATCTTTGTCTGGATTTTCTGCTTCTAAGAATAATAACTGGGCACAAATCAAGTCTGCTTGGTAGTCATTAACCTCGCTAGTCAAAAATATCACTCTCTCTTTTAATAAACGAGAGAAAATATCGTAACTGCGTTCTCCATTTGCTGATTGGTCAACGACCATTGGTACTAAATTTGGCATAATTTGTTATCCTTATTGTAATTTCTAGTATTATTTATATACTATGATAACATTATTGGACCTATTTGTCAATCAAAAACTGCGAAGTTTATACCATGATAAATACATTTAGTAATTAACTACAGAGAAAAGAACAAAATGGCATTATTCACTGGTTTTAGTACAAAAAATAAAAAAGCTATCAATCACAGATTGACTGATAAAGATTTGGTGGTCGAAGATCTCATGAATCATATTATGACTCGTAAGGGTGAGCGTGTCATGTTGCCTAATTTTGGCTCTATCATTCATGATATGTTATTTGAACCATTGACATCTGAAACAACTGGGTTAATTAAAGACGATTTAACAGACATTATAAACGATGATCCGCGATGCAACTTTGTAAGTTGTGACGTTACTGATGCGAATCACACTATCAGCGCCAAAGTGCGCCTTGAAATTCTACCATCAAGAGAATCAGTAGAATTAAGTATAGATTTAGAGAGAGAATAATATGAGCCAAGAACGAACAGACAATTTATTTGCAAGTGAGAGTTGGACAGCAGTATACACTGCGTTTACTAACATCAGCCTTAAAGCATACGACTTCGATACAATCAGAGAAGCCCTACTAGCATACACGGTTAAAACTTATCCTGATAAATTTAATGATTTCATTGCAAGTTCAGAATTTATTGCTATCTTAGATTTAGTCGCATACATGGGACACAGTTTAGCATTCAGATTGGATATGAACACTCGTGAGAACTTCATGGACACTGCTGAACGTAGAGCAAGTATTCTACAAATGGCAAAGACACTAGGCTACAATAAGACTAGACCAATCAATGCAAAAGGCTTCATGAAGATTACTAGTGTGTCAACTGACGAAGGTGTACTCGATAATGAAGGCGTCACTCTGGCTGGCAAAGTTATCAATTGGAATGACAGCAATGATATTGATTGGTATGAAAACTTTATCAGTATTTTAAATTCTTCTTTTTCTGGCACAACTAAAATTCAGAATCCATCGTCTACATTAACTATTGCAGATATCGAACATTCTGTATATAATATAAACGAAGACTCCGCTTCAAAAAGTGTAAACTACTCATTTGATGCTAACATCGATGGAAAGAGCAGAGGATTTGAGGCAGTATCAGTATCATTAGACACAGAGAATACCAAGATTGCTGAATCAGAACCAAAAGCAACAAACAATTTTACAATCATTAATAGAAATGACAATTTAGGATCAGCAAGTGATAGAACTGGATTCTTTGTTTATGCAGTCGCTGGGTCACTTGAATATCAAGACTTCACATATAATAGTAAAATATCAAATAGAATAGAAGCAATAAACGAGACTAATATATCTAATTCTGATGTATGGGTACAGAAAATAGATTCGTCAAGGTCATATGTATCAACTGTAACATCAATTGATAACGACAGCAGAGAGACAGCAGTCTATAATAGTTTGCGAACTGGTTCTGGAGATATCGTAAGTATAAATTCTATTGATAATAATGGAATTGAACTACATTATCCAGATGGTGTATTTGGCAACGCCGCAATCGGCAACTACAGAGCATGGTACAGAAAAGTTGACAATGATAATTTCTCTGTAAACTCTGATGATATCCTTAACAAAGTTATAACAATTCCATATGTTGGAACGGACGGACGAACTTATAGACTTTCACTATCAATGTCAAGCACAATTGACTTTGGTGAAAACTTCGCTGGTGAGACATATACTAGTGTACGCAGAATTGCTCCAAGAAGTTATTATTCTCAAGATAGAATGGTCAATGCACAAGATTATAATGTATATCCTCTATCTTTGGGAAACAATGTAATTACTAAATTAAAATCAGTAAACACTTCTTTTGCTGGTAACTCACGTTTTTATGAAATGGACGATGTACTCGGACATCACTCTAACTTGAGTGTAACAGGGTCAGACGGAAGTCTATTTGTT